ACAAGGCCCTCGAGAAGGTTCTGATCAGCTGGAAGGCCGAGACCCTGCCCTCCCTTGCCCGGTCAGACGTCCGCTTCTTCGCCGTCAACTGCGGCAAGGTCTTTGAACTCACCCTCTTCCGCTCTAAACGATGACCACCCAAGACCGCCTAGCCGCCTCCCTGCGCCGACTCCAGACCGAGGCCCGTAGCCTCTCCGCTTATCAAACCGCGTTCGTCACCCAAGCGGATATCCACCGCGTCAGTATCGACGGCGACCGCCTCCTCTCGGTCCTCGCGATCACGGACGCCACGCGCATAGAAGACATTAACGATATGGTCGAGCTACGGGAACGGCTTAACATCGTCCGTGCCGACCTTGCCTCACTCCTGGTCAGCGTCCAGAACCTCCACGAGAAAGCCGAAGAGATGGACAAGACTTTGACCGACGCCGAGAACCTAGTCGACAACCCCGACGAGGTGCTGTAATTCATTCCAACATTCACCCCCACAAGCCATGTATACACCCGAAGAAATCCAAGCCAAACTCGCTGGCAAGACGCGAGCCGACTACGACGCTATCGACGCGTTGAACCAGACCGCCGCAAAACTGCTCCTCAAGGCGCCGGCTAAGTACGCCCACGATAAGGCCAATCCCCGCAAGGACTCTAAGGCACTCCGTGAAGGCATTATGACCCACGCCGCCGTCCTCGCTCAGGACGAGTTTGCTAAGTTTAAGCCTGAGCCCGACACCGACAAGCGCACAAAGGAAGGCAAAGAGGTCCACGCCTATTGGAAGACCACCTTACAGCCCGGTGACGTGCCTTGCAAAGCCGATGAGTACGATAACGCCCTCTCCTATTCGGACGCCCTCCGCATCGCCATGGGTCGCTACAACATCGTCCCCATCGCCACCGAGGTCATGCTCACCGCCGACTATATGGTCCCTATCAAGGGCTCCCTCGACCTGATCGCCGCGGACGGGTACGTCTACGACATTAAGACCACGATGGAAGAGGCCACGCCTAAGGGCTTCGGTCGTCAGTTAATCTGGTCGGACGACTTTAAACTACAGGCCGCTTGGTATCTGCTCCTCTGTAAACTCAACTTTGGCGTACGCCCTAAGGGGTTCCGTCTCCTGGTCGTCGAGAAAGAGGCGCCGTACCTGACCGCCGTCTTCGAGCTACACCAAGACCTGATCGCGGAAGGCGAAGCCCTTATGCTCTCTGCCATCAAGGCTTACGAGGTCTGCAAGTCCTTTAACGAGTGGCCCGCCTACCCGTCCGAGGTCATCGTCATTGCCCGCCCGACCTCCGCTGCTCCCCTCGCCCCTATCAATTTCGCCTAACTAATAACACACCATGGAAAACCCAAACGACCGCCCCCAACTCACCAACATCGACAAGACCGGCAAGTACGTCTTAAAGATGTCCCTCCCCAAAGAAGACAAGGTTAAGGTCTACGACGATGGCGTCGGCGCCCGCCTCTTCTTTAAGACCGCCGAAGGCCTCTGCTTCTCCAAGAGCTACGGCACCAAGTACGGCAAGAGCCTCGCCATGCTGGTCGGTAAAATCTCCGGCAAGTACGTCTCTGAGCCCAAGGCCTCCCTCTCGGTCCCAGACTTCCTCGACTATATCCGACCCGCGACTAACGTACACTTCGAGGTCGAGGTGGAAGTAACCCCTGACGGCGAGTGGCAGGGCCGTCCTCAATTTAAATACAAGATGAACTTCCCCAAGGGCAAGGGCGTTGCCGCGTCGACCATCCCAACCCCGACCGACTGGTGAAGCCCCCGCAGACCATCGTCCTCCTCTCTGGTTACGCCAGGAGCGGAAAGGACACGTTCGCCGAGGGGATGACCCGTTACAGCGCTAACGTCAAACGCATCGCCTTTGCTGATGCCCTTAAGGACGCCGCTAACGACTTCTCCATCAACCTAGGGCTGTCGGTTAACTTCCATGATGACAGCATCAAGGCCACCCACCGCGAGACGCTCGTCGCTATGGGTCGCTTCGCCCGGTCTATCCATAAGGACGTCTTCGTTTACAACCTTACCGAGGCCGCCAGCCGTGAGCGGGGCCACGTCGTCGTCACCGACACCCGCTACATCAACGAGGTCGTTGTCACTAAGCAGCTGATGAACGAAATCCGCGGCTGGAGGTTTATCCATTTGCACATCGAGACCGTCGGCATCGGCCCGGCTAACGACGAAGAGGCCGCCAGCATCCGCGAGATGCTCGAGGGTTGCATCCCAACCCAAACCTACGCCTTCCAACCTAACAGCGCCGCCATGATCCGTGACGTGGGCAAGTCGGTCGCCAAGCATTTAGAACTATGAGCCGTAAACAAACCAAACAAGAACGCATCGAAGAACTTGAGAAGGAGGTCGCCGCCTTACACGCGCTTAACGTCCAGCTCGGCAACACGCTCAAGATGACCGAGGACGGTCAGTGGGTCGTCATCTCCGAGAAGGACTTAAACAGGTATAGGAACGGCATCGACGCGCTCATCAAGGCCGGTGACCAAGTGACCGACTACCTTGCCGAGGTTAACACCGACGACGAGACCGCCTATATACTGCAACTCTGGAAGGACGCTAAGGGGTCGGACAAGTTCTAACTCGTGGCAACGCCCACCGACGACGAGCTGGCGGAGATGTCGAGGTGCTGGGGCGTATCAATCGACCGCCTCCGCTTCCTTGCCACCTGTCCCCACTACGACAGCAAGCCCCATATTCGCGTCGACGACTTTAAAGACCCGACCGACCGGCACATCGCCAAGGCCATCCGCGAAGCCATCCGTGGCTCCTGGCTAACCGCTGACGCCGCCAAGATTGCGGGCGTACCCTTAAAGACCATCGAGGCCTTCGTCTGTCGGCATGGCATCATCTGGCCTCCCGGCTGTCGGCGCCGTCTCGAGTGGGGACGCGGCACGACCCACACGCACCGCCTGAACGACGAGCATAACAACCTTTTAGCCAAGGGACGGCTGACGATGGCTCAGGCCGCAGCTCAGGGCATCGCCGAAGGGCTGACCGCCACCGAGACCGCCGAGAAGTTCGGCTTCTCCGCTCCAGGGATGTATAACTCTGCCGTGCGTCAAGGGCTCAAGTTCCGCAGCCACTTTGAGAAGTTTGGCAGACACAAAGGCAAGCCACCCGCTCCAAGTGTATGAGCCGCCTTACCAAGTTTATCTTCGCTTCGGACAGTCACGGCGACATGGCAGACCCTCAAGCCCTCGCGGCCCTTTACGAGTTTACCAAAGACTTTAAGCCAGACATCAAGATAGCCGGCGGCGATCACTACGACTTCCGCAGTCTCCGCAAGGGCGTGGGCACCGATAAGGAAGGCGCTGAGTCTCTCCAAGAGGACATCGAGGCCGGCGAGGACTTCTTTGCCAAGTGGAAGCCAACCGTATACCTCTGGGGTAATCACGAACACCGCCTAGACTCTATGCAGGGCCACGGGCAGGCCATCGTCCGCGACTACTGCACCGACCTAAAGGACCGCATCAACCGCGTAGCTCGACAGAACGGGGCCAAGGTCATCCTGCCCTACCACGCAGACAAGGGCGTCTATCGTCTCGGCCCTGTCGCGATGGTTCACGGCTACGCCCACGGCGCCAACGCTACAGTCGTCCAGGGACTGCACTACGCTCCCCACGGCGGGGCTTTAATCCACGGACACACCCACAACCTCGCCAGCGTTGCCTTGACTAAGCACGGGGGCGGGAACGCCTTCTCCGCGGGTTGCCTATGCCGTAAGGACGAGATGGCCTACGCAGCCCACCGCCTAGCGACCTCCCGCTGGGGCTCAGGCTTTGTCGCAGGGTTTGTTACCAAGGGCGGGGACTATAAGGCTTGGCTCGTCCACAAGATGGGCGGCGTATGGATCTGGCAGACCGAACTCAAGACCTTTACCCCATGACTCACCGAAAGCCTGACGCGCTGCTCCTCCGAGTAATGGCGGCAATACACAAGACAGCCGAGAAGCCCGCCAAAGGCTTCCACACTATAGACCAATGGGCCAAAATCTGGAACTGCAAGCGCAACGCCGCCCGCGAGTACGTCATCAAGGGAATGCAGCTGGGACTCATCCAAGAGAAAACCTACCGCGTTAACATCCGGCGAGACGCTAAACCCTACCCAGTCGCCCACTACGGCGAAATGACTCGACCTCGTAAGACCTAAGCCCCTTAGTCCCCCACCTTACCTCCAAGCCAATGGAACAACCTCCCCCCTCTGCCTTAGACGCGGAACGGCACATCCTTGCCGTCTGCATCGCTCGAAACCTACCGCTACCAAGCGGCCTAATCCCATCCGACTTCTGGTCTCCACTTAATCAAGAGATTGCCTCAGCTATTAATCAACTGACTGATGAGGCAAAAGAACTTGATGAGCCTACAGTCCTAAACCGTTTAAAGGTCATCGGCTCAAGCGTTATGCTAGGCGATCTTAATGCCATGACTAGCGAGGTCATGAACGCTGGCAAGCAACACCATAACGCCGAATGGGCTCATGCGGTGATTAGGACCAGTAATCTACGCAAACTTTCGGAGCAAGCTAAGGACGTCTTAAAGTATGTCCAAGAGCCTGCCGCTAGCCCCGAGGCTATCGTTCTTGCTCAACAGCAATTTGCCAAGACTTTAGATTACCGCAAGCCCGACAAGTCATCAGAGTACTTTGACCTCGACGCCATGCTGGCCTTCGACCCTAAGGACGACAAGACCGTCCTGATCGGAGCCGAGCGGCGCTGGATTTGCAAAGGCTACCCGTTTCAAATCGTCGGCTTCTCCGGCACAGGTAAGTCATCCCTCGCGGTACACCTCGCAGTCCACTGGGCTCTTGGCAAGGCACCCTTCGGCCTCAAGCCCGTGCGAGCGCTCCGTATCCTTATGGTGCAGGCCGAGAACGATTTTGGGGACTCTAGCGAAGGGCTAAAGGGAGCCACCGCTAAACTAATTCAATCTGAAAAGGAAACCCTTAAGGAGAACCTCATCTTCGTTCGTCAGTCGTCTAAGGTCGGCTTTGAGTTTGTTGAGTACCTGGGCGAGATGGTCGAGAAGCACCGCATAGACCTTATCATCGCCGACCCGCTCCTAGCGTACGCAAACTTCGACATTGCCATGCAGGAACCGACCTCGGCCTTCCTACGCGGACCCGGTGGCGTCCAGGAGATGCTCCAGAAGACTGGTGCCGCCCTGCTGTATATGCACCACACTACCAAGCCCAAGTCGGCTGACGATCTCGACGCGATGACCTCCCAGCAACTTGCCTACCTCGGGGCCGGCTGCGCTGAGTGGGTTAACTTCGCCCGCGACTCGGGCTACCTGTTCCGCACCCATAAGAACACCTCGGACGGTCGGGCCGTGTACCGCTTCGGGTTCTCCAAGCGTCAGTCCCGCTCTGGCCTCAAGTCTGAACACAGCCCAGATAAGCCCTGTTACCACCTCAACCTCTGCCACGCTACCGACGGTTCGGTCCGCTGGGAGGAAGCCCCGCCCGAGATGGACGACTACAAGCCCCATTCCAGCCCCGCCAAGGGGTCGTCAGGGCGTTTGGTTTCAATGTAAGGGTAAGGACAGCCTTAGACCCCCATACCCCCCTCGGAACTCCCCATGAGACCTCAAGCACTTACACAGGGGGGAGACTGTGCATATCCGTATACTAGTATTATTGTCTCGGCTACGGCTCCGCTGACGCTCGCCTGCCTCGTCAATGGGTTCTGACGACCTCCAGAGGCCCAAGAGGAAGGCCACCCCGGCCCAAGCCGCGTACCTCCGTTGCCAAAGACGACTGACCAAGAAGTGGCGGCACCTTTGGAGGACTAAACCTAACGTCATGGAAAGAGCTAGGGAGAAGGCCACCTTAGCCGCGGCTGAAAAGAAACAAGACATCAACCGAATGGTATGCGATGTAGTAAAGGAATGGCCCAGCACTTTTACAGCCCAGGAGTTAAGACGCCTTGCCTTAGCCCTGCCCTATATCCGCCTAGGCCGTAAGCGCCGTATGCCTCACGCGTCTCTCGTGCGACGGCTTAGGTCGATGACCCTGATCTCCTACGACTCTCGTCGAGCTGTATGGGTAAACCTCACTAAGCAACCGACTGCATAATTTACTTACGCTGTCCTAAAGACCTTACACTCTATGACTGTGGTTAACAAGTCCAAGCCGCCCAAGCAGCGCAAGCCGATGCCCCCACCATCTCGGGCTATCCCTTCCCGCGTCGAGAAGGAGAAGCAGCGCCGCTTTAACGCGTACCTGAAACTCTGGAAGACCATCCAGGACCGCGAGGAAGTAAACGGATGAAGAAAATAAACGACATGACTGCCCCGAGCGAAGATGCCCGGTCATTTGATAAGTGGTTCTTCTCTCAGTCCAAGAAGACCCAAGACGATCTGCGTTCTCGAGACGTGCTACCTTATTCCGAGATGCGCGCTAACAATCAACGCGTCTACGAAATCCACGCAGAGAACCCAGCTTGGCAAGTGTACGACACCGATAACATCCGCACCGAGTCGGAGGCCTTTCTCTCGCGTGAGTACGTTGCTGAGATGTTCAGAGCGTTCTTTGATGGGCTGAAGTATACCGGCTCGATAGGGTTCCGTCGTCACGTCGAGCTCGTGCGTTGGGCGCTGTCACTCCCTGGTTGCCTAGACTCCCGCCGCATCGGCGTCATGCACAAGAGATCGCACGACTGGGTGCAGTACCGCGGTCAGGAAATTCGCCGTGCTGCTTATCGGCAATCGGTTGGGCCTATTGATGCCGCTCACACAAACTTACGACGCGATAAGTACGCCACCCCCCCCCCCCCCCC